GATGACTTGACCCCTGAGCAGGAGGCCGAGATCGAGGCCGCCATCGCCGACCTCACCGGCCGGTTCCAGCTGACCAGCGCCGGCTTGCCGCCCGGCGTCGTGATGTCGGCGCTCCTGACCTGCGTGCTGACTGGCGCCGCCGGCACGCCCCATGCGCGGCTGATCGTCCTCGAGCACTTGCAGGCAGCCGCCCGGTCCGTCCAGGCAATGGGCACGCTGCACCCGGACGCGGCTATGGAGGCCGCTGGGGCCGCCAACCCGTCGCTGTTCGTCAAGGCGGAGGCCGAGGCGATCCCCCCCGGCACGACGATCCAATGAAGCAGCCGCCGACCGCCTTCCAGAAGATGCGCGAGCAGCGCCGCGCCCGCGCCGTAGCCCTGTGGCGCGCGCGGCAGCTGGCCGAGCCCATCGAGCACCAGCTCGAGGACGAACACGCCGCGGCCGAGGCCGACCGCATCGAGGCGGAGCTGGAGCAGCGGCTGGCCGCCAACCACCGCGCGCGCGGCTACCGAGTCAGTGACGAAAACCGGCCGCGCGTGCGCATCCGAAGACCCCAGTTCGAACCCGGCCCTGGCTGGTTCGCCCGCCTCCTGGGGTTCCGCTGATGGCCACCGTCAACGTCAACCCTGGGCGCAAGTCGATCGTGGCCATGGCCTGGGAAGGCTTGCGCGCGGCCGAAGCGAAGGATAAGCGGGGCGCCAAGTCGGCCCCGGAGCCGGAGCTGGCCATCCCGAAGGCCGACCTCGTGCGGTCCGAACCCTACCGCGGGCTGGTGGCCGCGCTCCCGTGCGCACACTGCGGCGTGCGCGGGTTCAGCCAGGCCGCCCACCCGCCACCCACCGGCAAGGGGATCAAGGAATCGGACCTTCACTGCTTCCCCCTGTGCTGCCAACGCATCGACGGGCGCGAGCAGGTCCAGGGCTGCCATGCCCAGTTCGACAAGTACGAGCTGGTGCCGCGCGAGCAGATGCCAGCGCTCATCAAGCGCTGGATCCGCCAGACCCAGAAGACCATCCTCACCGCCGGCACCTGGCCCAAGCGCCTGGCCATGCCGAAGTGGTGGAAGCCGCCGAAAGGAAAGAAGTGAACGTTGTCGATCTCGCGTCGAAGCGACAGGCCCAGGAGCAGCACGGCGCCGGCCCCGCGTTCTGCCTCGCGTGCAATCACACGTGGGCTGCCGTCGCGCCCACTGGGGTCGAAGCCTTCGAGTGCCCGAGCTGCCAGCGCGTCACAGGGCACTGGAAGTACGAGTTCACCCCGGCACCCGGCCAGATGGTGCGCCAGTGCGCCTGCGGCAACCAACTGTTCTACCTGACGCCCGACGGCCACCTGTGCGCCAGCTGCGGGATCTACCAGAGGTACTGACCCCATGAGCCGCAAACGCAACCACCGCATGCGCAGCCGCGACCTGGCCACCAACTCGTGGGCGGTCGCCCTGAGCAATTCACAGACCCTGACCGAGCAGAAGGCCACGCAGCTGATGGAAAGCACCCGGGTGGCGCTGGTGCGCATGCTCGATGGCAGCGCCGACGATGTCCACCACCAGCGCCTGGGCACGGACATCAACGTCGCCTTCATCCGGCTGGAGGACGACGACATCGAAGGCGAGAAGGCCCCGACCTTCGAGGTCCTGCAGCTGGCCGGCGAGGCGCTCAACTTCTCCGCCCGCATGCGCCAGGAGCGCGGCCGCTACGGCCTCACCGGCCCAGGCCGCCAGCAGCTGGCCGACGGAATCGAGGCGTACGAGGCGATCCTGCGCGCCAGCACGCCGCGGCAGATGGAGAACGCCCAGCAGGAGCTGGTGCGCCGGCACCGCGCGCTGCGCACGGGGAAGGCCGTTGTTGCCGCCTGAAAAAGCAAAGGCCCGGGGGAATCAGCCCCGGGCCAGTGCACATCGAATGAAAGGAAACCTCAGCCGTGAAGGACCCGATCGTAAACGAGGAGCTGGGGCATGAGCAATATCGAAGTGCAGGAGGAGCCGACGGTCTCCAGCACCGAGCAGGTGTACCGCTCGATCGTCGAACACCGCGAAATGGGCCGCGCCTGCAGCCGCGCGACCCTGCGCGACGCGACAGGCCTGCCGCTGACGATCGTCGACGACCGGGTGAAGCACTTGAAGAACGTCGGGCGCATCCGCCTGGCAGGCGGGGTCGCGGGCATCTTCGAGCCCAGCGAGGACCGATCCGAGGACCGCGCCATTTCCACGACCATCATGCCCAACGGCCGGGTGAAGGTGGAAATCGGCGACACCGTGCTGGACCTGTCCATGCGGGAGGCGCGCAACCTCGGCGCCGCCATGGGCGGGTTCGCCCTCCAGTTCCGGGGAGCCTGAGTACTTAGAACACCCGCGGCGCTACCACACCCGGGTGCGGCTTGGCCGCTCGGGCTCGGAGACCGTTTAAGTCGGACGCAAAGTTTCTGAACTTCTTGCGCATCTGCCTCCAGGCGGTCAAATCGGCCGCGCTGTGCTCGAACGCTTGCAGCGTCACGACCATCTGCGCGGCGATCGCTCGCGTGTAGGTCGCAACCTTGTACCACTTGACGTTCAGGCGCTCGGCCTCGATGGTGCGCGCTGAAATCAGCACCTCCTCAATTGCGGCGCGCAGCTCGATGAACTGCAGCATTTCCGTCCCCGAGGCTTCTTCCAGCACGTCCTGAGCGTAGCCTTCCAGAACCGCGATGGTCAGCCGTAGCCGGTACACGGCGGTTCGCCGCGCGTCGTGGGCGGTCTGGAGGTCTCGTTGCCATGGCAGCCAGAGCGCGACCAACACCGCGGCGACCGTGAAGATGGCTTGGAGCCACTCCACCAGGCGCTGACCTGGGGGGCCCTTTGGTGTACCCAACCACCAGTCTCCCAGAACCGGCCAGCCCGGATACAGCGCAAGTACGGCTGCGAGCAGCAGCGCACTGCACCAAGTCAGGACAAGCCAGTCCTTCCACGACCAACCTTGCATCAGAAACTCCTCCCCCGCCATCCTACGTCGTTGCGGGCGTCCAACCAGTTGGGTCACCACCCCGTAGGGGTAGAGCGAAACGGCGAGAACCCGGACCATCCGGGCCCATGCCTAAACCCGAAGCTAAACCCGCGCCCAAGCGTTTAGCCGTTACGAAGCCAGCAGCGAAGTCGACGGCCGCCAAGGAAACGAACTGGGTGGGCATCGAGCTCGCCTATACGACCTCCGCCCGGACCCAGGAAGACATCGGCGCCGAGTTCGGCGTCACGAAAGGCCGAATCAGCCAGAAGGCCAAGGAAATGGGCTGGACCCGTGGTGCGCTGGCCGAGCGCGTCCGTGCCAAGGCGGCGGAGAAGGTCGCCGCGCAGGAGGCGCACGAGGCCAAGGTGGAGGAGGGCACCGAAGCCGCGGTCGAGGTCTCAGCCGTGCTGATGGCCAACACCATCCTGCGCGAGCGCCGCGACGTCAGCCGGCTGCTGCGCATCGCCACCAGCCTGGCGGACAAGCTCGAGGAGCAGACCAAGCCGCCGGCCGCCCGTCCGAAGGTGGGTGATCCGAAGCCGGAGCCGCTGGCCGCCCAGATTGACAGTTTGCGCAAGCTGGGCTCCACCATGGGCCAGCTGATCGAGCTGGAGCGCACCGTCATGAACATCCACGGCTGGACGCCCATCGATCCCGCCAAGGGCGTCGCCGAGGTCATGGCCAGCGGCATCGACGCGCTCAAGGAGCGCATGGCGGCCATCGACGCGAAGTACCCGACCAGGGCATGAGCAGCGCCACGGCAGCGCCGGCAGCCCCGGTACGGACCCAGGAAGCTGTCGACCGCGAGCTGGCGGTCTGGCGCTACGTCCTGTGGAGCGAGCCGTTCGGGCCGCGCCTGGCGGAGAAGTGGGCCGCGATCGAGGACGTGTACGGGGTCCAGGGCAAGAACTGGCTCGGGCGCAACGACCGCTACTACCTGCTGACGCGCGTGCTGCACCGCTTCGACGCCGTGCACCCGTGGCTGTACGCCCGCTGCCGGGAGGTCGAGGCGAACCCGGATGGCTACCTCGACCTGTGGGCGCGCGAGCACTACAAGTCGACCATCATCACGTTCGCCGGCATCGTGCAGGAGATCGCCCGCAACCCGGACATCACGATCGGCATCTTCTCGCACACGAAGAACGTGGCGAAGAAGTTCCTGCGCCAGGTCAAGCAGGAGCTGGAGGGCAACAAGGACCTCGTCGCGATCTACCCGGACGTGTTCTGGGCCAACCCCAAGCGCCAGGCGCCGCGCTGGTCCGAAGACGGCGGCATCATCTGCCGGCGATCGAGCAACCCCAAGGAAGCGACGGTCGAGGCCTGGGGTCTGGTGGACGGCCAACCCACCGGCGCCCACTTCCTGCTGCGTGTGTACGACGACGTCGTCACGCCCGAGAGCGTCAGCACCCCGGAGCAGGTCCAGAAGACCACCGATTCCTGGGAGCTGTCCGACAACCTGGGCGCCCGCGGCGACGACGGCATGCTGCGCGCCTGGCACGTGGGCACGCGCTACAGCTTCGCCGACACCTACCAGTACATCATCGACCGCGGCGCGCTCAAGGTGCGCAAGTACCCCGCAACCGAGAACGGCCTGCCCGACGGCCGGCCCGTGTTCCTGTCCGAGGCGGCCTGGGCCGACAAGAAGCTCAAGCAGTCGGCCAAGACGATCGCCTGCCAGCAGCTGATGAACCCGGCCGCCGGCAACGAGGCGATGTTCCGCCAGGACTGGCTGGAATTCATCGACATCCGGCCCTCGATCCTCAACGTCTACATCATGGTCGACCCTGCCCACTCGAAGAAGAAGGGCAGCGACAACACCGGCATCGCGGTCATCGGCATCGACGCCACCAACAACAAGTTCCTCCTCGATGGCATGCGCCACAAGATGGGGCTCAAGGATCGGTGGGAGGCCATCCGCGACCTGCGCCGCACCTGGCAGGCCCAGCCCGGCGTGCAGATGGTGAAGGTCGGCTACGAGCGCTACGGCATGCAGTCGGACATGGAGTATTTCGACGAGCAGATGCTGCTCACGAAGGACGCCTTCGAAATTCACGAGCTGAACTGGACCTCCGACGGCACCCGGGCCAAGGAAGACCGCGTGCAGCGCCTGGTGCCCGACTTCCAGCAGCACCGGTTCTTCCTGGCCATGGTGTGCAAGCGCCAGGTCCCCGCCCTCGACGGCGCCGGCCAGCCGATCGTGAACCCGGACGGCACGCCGGCGATGGTGTGGCAGGACTACGAGACCAAGCGCCAGCAGCAGCTGCGCGAGGCCGGCCAGGCCTTCCGGATCTTCCGGCCCACCATGCGCCGCGACCACGAAGGCAACGCCTACAGCCTGAACAAGGGGTTCCTCGAGGAATACCTGCACTTCCCGTTCAGCGCCAAGAAAGACCTGATCGACGCGGCCAGCCGGCTCTACGACATGGATCCCGTCCCGCC